TGCTCTTCCGATCTTCAACGCCGTTTTGTTTCAGCAGCTTCGCCAGCTCGCCGACGAGGATCGAAGTCTTGCTTGCGCTGACCGCGTCGGCAAAAAGCACCTTTGGCGCGTCGGCCTCGACCTTGTCTTCAAGCCGCTTGAGCTTGTCCCCTGCGATTTGAAGCGCGCGGGCCATAACTTTCTCCGGGCTGTTCCAGTCCTTTTCAATTTGAAGAAAATACTGGCGAGCCTGCTTGCCCTTTTCATTGCGCTGGATCATGCAAAGCTCTTTCGCCATGTCGATGGTGAGAACCGCATCATCAACCGTTCGGGTGACCATACGTCCGCCCTCGTTTTGAACCCGCTCAATTTTGAGTAAGTTGAAATCATCGCCGTCGGTAAAGCCATACTCGCACATTCTCGGGAACCAGTCGTTATACCTTGCCCCGACCTCCAAGAAGTCGTGCAGATCTCGCGCAGAGACCGCAGGGCGGTCATTGTTGTAAGTGATCTTGATTAGCTCGTTCATCTTTTGCGCCCTCTCTTCTCTTTCAGCAGGTCATCCACCGTTACCCCGAAGTAATCAGCGATCTTTTTCACGGTGTCCACCCTCGGAATTGACCCGTAAGTTTTCCAACCGCCAATCGTTCCGTTGCCGATTCCGCATTGCACTTCAAGCTGATGGATGCTTACTTTTCGCTCCCGGCATAGCCGCACAACATTCTCATAAACCAAAGTTTTATCCCCCCTCCTATTTGTCCGGTTCTATAGAGGATTTAGAGAAAACCCTTGACATTCGATAGACAATAGTCTAAACTATGCTTTGCTACAAACATTTTAGACGCCTTTTATAATCTGAGCTTCCTCTAAATCTGCTCTTATTATATAGGCGTTCCTCTAAAATGTCAATACCTTTTTAGGCATTTGCCTAAAAATTATTTAGAGGTTAGTTCTATGACCAGCGTTGAAAAAGTAAAAGAAATCTGCAAGAAAAGAAAAATCCCAATTTCGAAGTTAGAAAAAGACCTTGGATTCGCAAATGGGTATGTCGGTCAGTTAAAAAAGGGAACATTCCCCGGTGACCGGTTGGCAGCTATATCAAAATATTTGCTTGTCCCAACTGAGTATTTGTTGGGCGAAGAAGAGGAAGAATTTTTTCCCGACGAGGAAAGCCGTGCAATATGCGCCCAAATTGTCGCAGCATTTTCTAAGGACGAAGCCCTCGAAAAGACTTTTCTGATTCCGGATGGAATAAAGAAGGAAATATGGAACGGTACATACAAATTCAGCAATGTGACCTATCCGCAATTTGAAAGCATTGTCGGAAGAAAAAAAGAGACCGCCGCCCCGAAGGGCGACGGCCTTTCCCCGATGGAATCTCAGTTGATGGAATACGTCCGCGCACTTACGGACGATCAAAAGAAGATGCTGCTGGCACAGTTGCAGGCGCTAAAGAATCAAGAATGATTCGTTTCTGTTCATCGCTGAGATCGCGGAACGCCTGTAAGATTTCGCTGTCGATGTCTTTCATCTATGTATCCTCCGTTCAAGTTATTTCACTTATTATCTCTCATTGAAGGTAGATTCTCATGGGGATGTATAACGACCCGGAATATTTTGAAAAGCGTGCGCGATACCAGCGACGCGCAATAAAGAAGATAGTAAGCCTGGTTCTTTCGGTTTTCCGTGTAAAATAAGGAAGTGATGTTATGCCGTTTAATGTAGCGTCTGCATTGGGTTCTCTCGCGTTGACTGCTTCCATATATGGTGCAGGGCCTCTTCTCTTGCGGTTGCGAAAAGGCCCCATTTCATCAAAGGCTCTAAAATGGCTGCACATTGGGTACACAGCTATTTTGGCATTTGCATTTTCCGTCTATGATTTTTCTAATGGGTACGACATCAGTTTTTCTCCTGCGATTCTTTGGGGCAGCATTTTCTATTGGTGGAATCGAAGCTATTTTGAAACGCGCAACTATCCGCCGGTTCAACCCGCCACCCCCGCGCAGGCAGCTCCGGATTCGCCTGATCCCGTCCTGTCAGGGACGGAGCTGCCTGCCGTCATCCCCGAAAAGAAGGTTAAAAAGGCCGCGCCGCGAGCGTTGGTGATTGGCCTTGTTGTCGCTCTTGCGCTGAGCCTCGCTGGGAATGTCTGGCAGGGCATTTCTTGGGCGAGTGATTCGGCGGAATCTGCCGAGGAAATCCGTGTGCTCAATAACAAGCTCACTCAAAAAGAAGAAACTCTTGAAGAATACAGAACAAAAGTCGGAAACTTGAATACCGAGCTTGCCCGCGTCAAGATTCAGAAAGAGGGCTTATCCGACCATCTGGACGCAGCTCTTTTCTTGTATAACAACATTGGATTTATCGTCAACGGGTCATCGTACTATCACAATTACGAATGCCCGGTGTTTCAAGCAGCAAGCGAATATTGGGCTCACAATATCGAATACTGCCAATCTATCGGATATGGTGCTTGCCCGGTGTGCTGGGATTAAGTTTTGAAAAAGCCCTCGCCGCCTCTGCAACACCGGCGAGGGCTTTTCAGCAGCAGCGGGGAGCGGTCGCCGCTGCTTGTTTTGACCATATCGCGCTTTCCCTTACTACTTCAATACCAAGACCTTGCAACACGACGGCATTCGACCGTGTTCGACAGACCCACTTTTGGCACCCAAAACGGGCAGAAACCGGAAAAAGTTAAGGTGATGTAAATGAACATTCAAGAGCTATGCAGAATCCGTAAAGAAGAACTGAAGCTGACCTACCACGACATTTCAGACGCTTCCGGCGTGCCGCTGTCCACCGTGCAGAACTTCTTTTCCAAAATGTCGAAAGCCCCGTCCATTTACACCGTCGCGCCGATCTGCAAGGTGCTCGGCATATCCCTTGATGAAGTGTTCGAAATTACCGAACACTTGACGCCGACCGAGGAAACTTTGCAAGCACGCAACGATGAGCTGGAACGCCACGTGGATGCAAAAGCGGACACGATCGAGATCATGCGGCGCGGCGTCCGTATCCGAAACGGCGTGGTTGCTATAATGTTCCTCATCATCGTTTTTCTCACTGTGTGGTGCGTGTACATTGATTTTCATTGTATAGATTACGGATTTTGGAGGGGCTGACATGGCGAATTGCATCAAATGTAAAGCAGCGCTGCCGGATGGCGCGCTGTTTTGTCCTATGTGCGGCAAAAAGCAAGCATCTGTCGACCGAAAAGCCACAAAGCGCGGCAACGGGACAGGGACGGTCTATAAACGCGGCTCTTCCTGGGTAGCCGAAATCACCAAAGGCTACCGGGAAGAGGACGGCAAACTGACCCGCGTGAAAGCGAAAAAATGCGGCTTCCGCACAAAACGAGAAGCCTTAGAATATATCCCCATGCTGCGGACGCAAAAGCCCCGTGAAAAGGATATCACTTGGCGCAAGGCGTATGAGCTTTGGTTCCCAACGCATCGCGCCGACAAGTCCACGCTGAATTGCTATGCCGCTGCCGAAAAGTATTTTGCACCGATCGAATTTATGAAGCTGGCCGCGGTCGAGATTGATGACATCCAAGAATGCATTGATGACTGCCCGCGCGCCAAACAGACGAAAAAGAATATGCGCACCGTGTGCAGCCTGATCTACAAGTATGCCGTTCCGCGCGGATATGCCCCTATGAGTATGGCCCCGTATCTCACCGTCACCGGCGAAAACGCCGCGCCGCGAGCGAGCTTTGATGCCGACCAGATCGAGAAGATAAAAGAGGCGTGCGACGTGATTCCATACGCCGACTATATCTACTGCATGTGTTACCTCGGCTTCCGCCCTACAGAATTTCTCGGCCTGTCGATTGATAACTACGACAAGAAAGAAAAGGTGCTTCGCGCTGGTATTAAGACCGAAGCGGGCAAGAATAGAACCGTCACGATCTCGCCAAAGATTCAGCCCATCATAGACCGGCTGTCGAAAGATAAGATATCCGGCGCGCTGTTCTGCAACGAAGAAGGAAAAGCGTTCAGGTATGACTATTTCCGCGACGAGGTTTTCTATCCCACATTAAAGGCCATCGGCATTGCCAATCCAATCGAAAATAAGCGGCACAAGTACTCCCCGCATACGTGCCGTCATACGTTCGCGACGCTGATGAAAAACATTCAGGCATCGGACAAGGACAAACTCGAGCTGATCGGTCACGCAAGCCCCGAAATGCTGCGGTATTATCAGGATGTTAACCTCACCGACCTTCGAAAAATCACCGATGCAATATAATTTTTCTGTTACCCCCTCGTTACCCCCATCGAACGATTCCCCGTTGATATTCCGTCGTTTTTCGGTGACTGGGGGTCAAGAGGCCGTGAGTTCAAGTCTCGCCACTCGGACCAAGAAAAACCTCGAAACCGTTGCGGTTCCGAGGTTTTTTATATTTAGACTATTCTGACAAATTCTCGATTATGCCCAATATTTCTATCCTGTTACCCCCATAGTTACCCTCGCATAAAAGGCCTCTACCCATTGCAGGTAGAGGCCTTTTGGACTAATAGTGCGTCATTTTTTAGGCTCGCTCATCCCTCGCGAAACATCCCTTGCATCGTCCGAACCTCGGCAGCTCTCTCAATCTGCTTCCTGTGCAGATAGTCGTAGAGACACTTCATGCCCTCGGGCGGCTCGCCGTGCTCCTGCCGGTACTTCTGGATGACGCCAGCAACCTCGGCGTGGAGCATCGTCATGTGTCGCATTTCTTCGCCGGAGAGATCGTAGAATGTCTTCGCGAGAGCAGGATATTCGTCCTTGTACTCGAGGGCGCATTTCGCATACTTCATCGCGTCCCCGATTTCTTCGTCGACCATCGCCGACAGTTTTTCAATGAGTTTCATTTTCTTCCTCGCTTTCTGCGGTCAGCGTCGGCATTGCTTTTTTTATCTCCGCCAGCGCCGCGTCGCCAATCTGGTTGCCGATGCTGCGCCCCGTGGGCGTGGCCACCATCGCGCCAAGCAGCATACCAATCAAGAGCTGCACCATCGCGCACCTCTCAGATTCGCTGCACGCGCAGCGCCACATTATTGACCGTAGCAGCAACACCGGTGAGCACCAGCGTCAAGGCGGACCCTGCCGCGCAGCAGACCTGACGCACAAGCGCCGGAATGCTGAGATCTACCGTGCCGTTGGCGGCAGCAGTCTCGGATGCAGTCGCGCCGGGGACAGCGACGCCATCTTTGTAAAGCGTAATAGTGACGTTTCCGGCAGCGGCAGGCGTGACGGTAACCGAGGCGTCGACATCGTAGTAACCGGCGCCGGTAATGTTGACAGCGTTGCCGTTGAGCGCCACATCACAGCCGTAGCGGCGGATAAGGCTGCCAAGAGGGATGACGCCGTCGACCGCGACAGCGGTAGGCGTCTGCATGGCAGCATAAAGAGCGGATTTACAAGACATTTTTATTCTCCTTCCATAAAAAATGGCGGGGCTATTGCCCCGCCTGTTACCCGGCCATAGGGGCCTGCCATGTTCCCCGAGCGGGGAATATAGTCTTAAAGGTTGACGTTGCCGTTGCAGCCGCAAGACGCGGGGATGATCTGGCCTGCGCCGGTCGAAGCCACGCCGTACAGCGCGGGTTTTGTCAGCATGCGACCTTCGATCGCGTCCAGACGGCGGTTGAAACCGCAGCAGCAGTCGGAGATCTTCGCCGCCAGGGCGTCTGTCTGCTCCTTGGTAAAGATGCCGTTCTTGAGGTTCTGGTTCTCCATCTTGAGGTCGAAGATGGTTTCCTGCAAGTGCTGCTCGTAGATGCGGCTGGCCTGGCCGGTGATAGCCTCGGTGCTGGCGTTGATCGCCATGCGCGTGTCGTTGCTCTGCTGCTCGATGAGATACTGCGTGCGGGACGTGTCGATAATCCCCTGCTTTTCGACCTCGCAGTTGCTCACGCGGTTGCAGCCGGTGTCATTGACGGGATACGGCATATTGCAGCGGCCAAAGCCGAAGCCATTGCCGAAGCCGCCAAACAGCGCCGCGATGACGATGATGATAAACAGTACCGCGAGCCAGCTCATGCCGGTGCTCTGATCGTTGTTCATGGTGCATTCTCCTTTCCTCAAAAATTATTCCAACGGCTATTTCAGCCGTGGGAATTTGGTTGAGCGCCCCGTTTTGCCATTCTGTGGGGGCTGTGAAGCGTTCTGTGCGCCACCGAGTATCTTGTTGGCATCGGAGCGCAAAGCCTCTGGTGTCGTCCCGAGAAGCCCGCACAGGGCCTTTGCCTGCATTGTGCGCCCGTAGCGCGCATAGAGGCTGTCGGCAATGCCTGGATCAATGCCGAGCCTGCGCGCCGCGCTCTGCACGCCCTCCAGCGTGTCAGCCGTCCCGCTGATCGCCTGTTCCGCTTTCGTTGCCGCGCTTTGCAGGTCTGCGGAGGGGAACATTTTCGACGCTGCCGCTATGATCTGCTTGAGATCCATTCACTTTCAGCTCCTTTACTTGGGCCGACAGGCCCTTGATGACCTCGGCCATGTCGCTCATGGCCGACTGCATCTCGCTCATCAGCTGCTCCTGCGTTTTTGGCGGCGTGATGGCGCCGAGCTCAACGAGCTTGTCGTAATACTGCTGCGTCGTGCCTTCCAGCTCTGCGTAGGCGGCAGCCGTCTTCCCGATGAGCTGCTGGCGGTTGCCGAAATAGTCGGTCTGGAAAATATCACCGTTGTCGATAACACACATCATGCAGTTTCCGCCGCTGTATCCGGCAATTGCAAACTGGTCCATGCGCGCACCTCCTTTTGTTGTCTCAATGATAACGAAAAAGAGACCCCGCAAAGAGCCTGAAAAAGGTCTTTGTAGGGTCTTTTCTTTATGTGTTTTTGATACCGTCCGCGATTTTGCTGTATGCCCGGCGTCGCCGCGTCTTCACGTACTCCGGTGAGACGTGTAGCGTATCCGCGACTTCGACGCGGCTCTTCCCGCGCACATCGCATTCAATAAGGCAGTACGCCTCATCGGGCGGCAGCTCAAACGATAAGATATACGCCACAGCCCGCTTCGGAGCCATAGAGGATAATTGCGCGCGGATTGACCTGTGCTGACTGTCCATGCCCGTGTAGGGCTTGCAGAGGCGCTTGCGCGTGGGCTTTCGCCGCCCGCTCCTTCCTGTGCCCGATTAGGACACGTTATTTTGTCGCTCTCTGGATCATCGTCACGGCTTCCTGCCGCGTGATAAGTCTCTGCGGCGCGCTGCCGTCCGTGATGCCCGCCGCCTTTGCCGCCGCCCAGTCCTTCGCCGCCCACGTGGAGACGGGCTTGGTGCCGAGCTGCGCAAGGTAAGCGTCCATCATCTTGTTAAACGTTGCCTGATCCATGTACTCCTCCATTTCCGGCGGGTACTTGCCCGCCAAGATCATGCTCCCTGTATATCGCATATGGTCGTCCCATTGAAAATGCGGCTTGTCCGGGAATTTCTTCCAGTCACCGCCCCACGAAAAGCCGACCTGCTTGCCGATCTGCCCGCAGCGGGCGAAGAACGACGGATCGTCGTACTCATGCCCCTTGACGTTTTTGCAGATGTCGAACGCCAGCCCAGCCTTGGCGCCGTGGAACGTCGGGCGCGTCGCGGTCTTTGCCGCGTAGCCGTTCGCGGCAAGATAGCGCTGGTACTCGTCATCCCTGACCGTCTCCGTCACGAGTACGGGAAGCCCCGCCTCCTTGCAGAGGTCGAGGAAGATAACGCAGTTTGCGCGCACGTCCGCCCGCAGGTCGGCGATGTCCCTACTGTGATACATCGCCGTCACCCTTGCCGTCGATCACGTCCTGCGCCTTCTGCGACTGCGTGCCGAAGTAGAACGCGATGATAACTGCGTAGATCGTCATAAAGTCCTGCGAGATGTTGCCCGTGACGGCCATGTAAGCGAAAACGCCCGTCAGCACCAGCGTCACGATGCTCTTGACGCTCATGAGGTTTGCGATACGCTTGATGATTCTTTCGTTCATGTTATTCGTCCTTTCCCTTGATTTTGATTCCAGCCAGCAGGCCGAGCTCTGCCGTCCACGCCGCGAACCATGCGACGGTCAGGCTGTCCGGCACTACCTTGTCATGCGCGGTCAATACGAGAACCGCAATGCAGTACCAGCAGAGGTTGAGCACTGCCGCGATGACGTACTTGTCCCGCTTTCTCAGTTTCTTCATAGGGCCACCCCCGACAGCAGCCACGCGATAAACGCGCCCGCCAGCGCCGCGAGAGCCTTGTCGACCAAGCTGTCCCAGCGTTTCCCCGCCTTGCCCGTGATGGCCTTTACGTCCTCTTTGATCTCCTTGACATCGCCCTCGACGGTCTCCTGCTTGGTCGCCAGCACTTCGACCGACGTTGCCAGCCTGTCAAGCGCCGTTTGATGCTCCTGCAGCTCGTTGATTCGGTGGGTATTGCTCTTGCAGCGGCTTTCGATCAACGCGATCGCCGCGTCATCGTAGTGCTTTGCATTGTCCATTTTTCACGCCCCCTTATTTTTATGGTGTTCTCCATTGAGCCTATCATGCCGCCTCCGCAAATTCACCACGGGGCAAAAGAACCTGTCGGACCACCGACAGGTTCTTTTTCTTTACGCCGCTTTCTTCCGCATGATTGCAAGCTGCTCGTCCACCCGCGCGCGGTTCCAATGGCGAATGCTCTTTCCGACGCCGAAGTCCTCAAATAGGGCCGCGCGCTGTTTATCGGAAAGCCCCTTCTGCTGATAGACAAGCTCCATGATCTGTAAGCCTTCGCTGTTGCTGATGGTATCACCGTTTTTGTCCTTCAGGCTTTCGATCCCGCCTTTCGCCAGATAGAGCGCAATATACTGGGCTTCTGAAACGCCCGTTTTTTTGACGGTATCTATGGCCTTTGCCGCCCACCCGTCCGTTTGGTAATTGCTCACGCTCATTTTCCCAACGATGTTGGCGTATTCGTAGGCTTTCGCAACGGCATCTGCCTTATCGCCGTCGCTCATGGACTTATAGCTCGCAAGTCCCGTGAGCTCGCTGACGATCTTATAGGAAGTCTGCCCGCGCTTTGTGGCGTACTTGACGTATTCCTCGCCAGTCAACTGTTTGTTTTCCTTATTCACGGTAAAAGATTTCGGTGCGCGCTGCGGCAAGACTTTGGTCTCGCCGGTCGCCTCATACAGGCGGCTCAATTCATCTTCCATTTTGCTGCCGCTTACCTTCGAGGTATACGCGGGATTCGCAAAATTGTTAAATGCCCGCGCGGCCACGCCTCCGGAGTTTTCCGTGCGCCCCCATGCGTCGATAAAGGGGATCTGCCCGTAGTCAACGCCCGGAATACGCGCGCTGGCCTTGCCGAGCGCATATTGCATATCCGGCGTCAGGAATTTGTTCTTATCCGTATAGGTCGTCATGCGCATGCTTTCGCCCGTGCGCTCCGCCTGCCCGAAGACCGTCGGGATACCCTGCGTCAAATAACTCGTCGCCGCGCTTGCTACCGCACTGGTTAGTGCGTTTGTGTCCCCGGAGGACGCATACCCCACCGCGTCAAAAACGTCGTTCAGGCTTTGCAGACAACTCATGGAAAGAAGCGGGTCCGTCACGTTGCTTGCTGCCTGAAGCATATCACTCATAGTGAGATACCCGTTGTTCGCCTGCATCTGCTCGTAAAGGTTTGCCCCGACGAAAAACGGAAGCGCTTCCGGTGCAAGCCAATCCAGCGTAATACTCGTGCCATTTGGCAGCTCCATCGCATATTCCTGATGTCCTTGCAGCTCGTCGAACTTTTTCTTCTTCTCGTCATCACCGCCGCTGCCGCGAAGAATGCCCTCTTTCGCCATATAAAGGCCAAGCATCATCAGCCCCGTGCCGGTCAGACCGGCGGCGGCCCGGTCGATCATTTCGGTCGCCTGCATATTACCCTTTTGCACTTGCACAAGGTCATAGCTTATGCTTTTGAGGAAACCAATAGGGCTGTATTCCACGCCGCGCACCAGAATGTTGGCTGGTGTCTTGCGGAACGGCAGGATTCCTTCGGCGAGGGTGCTTCCGAGGCGTTTCATCTTGTTATCCCCGCGGTATCTGCCGAGATCGGAGATCATCTGTGAAAACGCATTGGTGTCTCGATAGGTCGCTTTCTGCGCCTCTCTGATCGCGTATTCACGTGCCGCTTCAATGCCTTTCCCGCCAGAGACCTGCTCCGCGGTAATGCCATTTGCTTTGCAGAATTGCGCCAGCGCCGCCGCGTAATGCGGCTTGGAGAACCATGCGTCTTCTGCATCCAGCGCCGTGCTGTTGAATTTGCGCATCGCTTCCAGCAGCTTCGGTTTGAAGATCGTGCGCCCTTCCTCGATTTCCTGTCGCACATTGACATTATCATTGTACTTGCCGCTGCCGAGAGCTTGCTCGCGAATGTTGGCATAGTCACTCCATGCCGCCTTGATAAGCCCTGCGTCCTTCGTCGTCAGGATTGCCTTCGTGCGTCCGACTTTGCCGCCGCTCACCGCGTTCGCAGCGCTCTCAATGCCTGCGCCGATGACGTTCTTTACCGTGACAGCAGGAACAAATCCTACGTTGCCAACGATGTTGCGCACATGCGTTCGTGGATTGCCAAGCATCGAAAAGTAGCGCCAAGCGTTCCATTTATCAATGAAGCGGCTCGGCATCTGCCGACCGATATCGCGATAGATTTCCTTCATCGCCTCGGTGCGCGCATCGTCGTCCTTTGCGTTCAGGAACTTCTCAGCGAGGTCGCGGTCAATCCTCAGATCAGGGGCCTTTTCCCCGTACTGCTTTTTGAGATCTTCTGTCAAGTTCTCCACGCTGCGCTGCGCCGCATAAAGCTGCGTACTGGGGTCCTGCTGCTTGAGCAGCCTCGTTGCCTGCAACGCCTGTGCCGCATTTCTCTGGCGCTTTACGATGGTGTCGAGCACATCGATTGCTGTCTCCACATCACCGCTGTTTGCTGCATTGTTGTAGAGCGCCCAGCCAATCGCCGTATTCTCCTTGCTGATCCCCTCTTTGGTGGAATTTTCCCATTTATTCAAGGTCTTTTGCCAGCCTTCGGTTTTGATGCGGCTTTCTGCGTCACTAATGGCCTGCTTGTCCGTATAGCGGTCGTAGGAGAAATCTCCTTTTGCCACCATTCGTTCCAGCGTCGGCACCATTGCGTCCGGCGTGGCCTTTGCTTCCAACACCGTGCGGATCGTGCGGCTGACGTATTTGTCGTCCGCCGTTTTCTTTGGCACTTGTACCTCTCGGTATGCACGCTCGCCCGCAGGGATATATCCGTACTTCTCTTTCAGCACTTCGTAGTTTGCCTCAGGGATCTCGCGGGAGAATTGCGCGTCATTCACCTTGTTGACATTCCCGCCATTTTGGGGTACACTACCATTCGAAGCATTGGTGGACACCCCAACAGGGCGATTATTCGCTTTAGCTGTACCGTTTTGGTACTGAAGGGGCGGTGCCGATGCTTTATTTTTATTTTCATTAAGCTGGATGGAGTAGACAAACTCTCCGTCCGGCTTTTTTCTTACATTCGCCAGCAGGTCATACACCTGTCCGTCGATCTGCACGGTCTTGACGAAATACTCCCAGCCGGTTAGGTTTTGATGCGCCTGCGCTTTCTTTCCCTGCTCGGGTTTACCTCCGTTGTAGGTCGCGTTTTCTACAAGCTCGAAGATGCTGCCATCCGCGCCGGTATTGATTTTCGCCTTCCAGCCCTTTTGAGAGGATTTTTTATCGCCGTATACGTTCTTGCGAAGGTCTGCTTCGTCAAACTTCGCATAATAGGTGTTGTTGCCGTCGCTGAATTTGGCCGTGCGCCCCGCGTACTCGTTGCGCATGATGTCCATAAAGGCTTCCATGCGCTCCTTGTAGGACATCTTCTTAATGTCCTCGCCGGTCTCGTAGACCTCGATTCCGTTCTTGTTCTTTCCGACAAGCTCATAGCTCTCCCCGCCATCCGCGAACACCGTGTTCTCGTCGCCGGTGTCCGGCTTGCGCCCTCTGCGTTCCTCCGCCGTCAGGCCGCGCCGCGACGCAGCGTCCCGTGCCTCAATCTCTCCCGCCGTGTCGCGGTAAAGGTCTCCTGGCAGTCTGCCTTCCCTCGCGTTTCTGTCAATGCTGTCGCGCAAGCTGAAATAATCCCACACGCGGTCGCCGTATTTTTCTTCCAGCTGGTCGCGCCTTTCGTCGAAGCGCACCCATTCCGGCGGATCCGGCTCGACCTGCTCCCATGTGTCCATGTCGACTTTCCCGCGCGGTACTGTCGGCGTCATGGCGTTCAGCTCTTCCATGCTGCGCATAAACTCGGGATCATTTGCCTTCATCTGCTCATACTGCTCGCGCAGCCGCGCGCCTTCGCGTCTGGTTTCGACGTCCCTGCCGTCATATCCCTCCTCGAGTTTTCTGTTCCAGTACTTCAGATTTGCCCCGGGCGTGAAGCCCTCTCTTCTCTGAATGGCGTGCTGTACCTCATGAGTGAGGGAATTCAACAGTGCCTCCGGTCTGTTTTTCAGGTCGCGGCTCAGTTCAATGCTGTCGAACCTGCGGTTATACCCGCCGTTCTGCCCGCGCTCAAGCGTCTGGAACGTTACATCCATATCTTTCATGTCCGGATAGGTGGCGAACAGCGCCGGCGCGTCTACCAGCTCGCCCAGCGTAGTGTAGTTGGAGATGTCCGCTGCGTCTGTGCGCAGTTTCATACCGCTATCGTCGATCTCCCATCTCCACTTTCCGTCCGCGCCGCGGAACCACCCGGTTTTTTGCCGAATCGTCTCAGCATCAGCCCCGTTTTTCTCCATCTCTTTCGCCGTATTAAGCGCTGCTTTGTCTGCATTCTTCGCTTTCTCGCCTGCATAGCTAAATTTTTCGCGTACCGGGCCCGTTCCGCTTGGCGGCGCGCGCGAGTTTTCCTGCGCAACGGTTTCACTCTCCACCTTGATATGTGCAAGAAGGAATGCCGACGCATCGCCGATCTCACTGTCGGCGAAAATGTTCATATCGCCGAGGCTGTCGCAAACCACCTCTTCCCAAATTTCCTGCGCCGTCATTTCGGTGCCGGCATAAGCGTCTGCATACGCCATGCAGAGGGAGCCGACCTCACCGCCGGTAAAGGTCTTATCGATGCGCGTGCGTACCTCGTTCAAATCGACTTCGCCCTTTGCGATCATATCATGTCCGGCCTCATGCCGCATGATCTGGTACGACGTAAATTCCGGATGATCCGCACGGATAAATACGCGGTCACCTGAAACGTAGCCGCGCACCTGGAACGTTTTCCCGCTCTTGTCACGGAACGTCAGATTATTCCCGGCAAAGAACGTCACGCGCAGTCCGCGCTCTTTGGCGAGGTCCTTCGCCTTGCGCATTTCCGCCGTCTCGTTCTTCACAAGATAGACGCTGTCATTGAATGCGCCTCTGCCGATGCCGAAGCTCGCAGTGCTTACTTTTTCTCCATAATCGAGCGAAGCTGCTTCGCTGTCTGCGAAGTGTCGCCCTTCCTTCCGGCCCGGATTTCGTCCTGCGCCTTCTTCCACGCCTCGTACTTCTCCGCGTGGATCCGCACCGTTATCCCGTTCGCTGCCGTTGCGTAAATGTACTGCTTCTCCATGTTCGGCTCCTTCCTGCTGCGCGTATTCTGCGCGCAGCTCGTCCATTGTCACCTCTCCTGTCTCGAGGGCAAGGCGGTTGTCAGTTACATACTTGTCAAAGCCGGTCGCCTGCACCTCTGCGCCTGCGATCTGCTGCTTTGCTGCAATATAATCCGTGTTTGGGGCGACCGCCGTTCCGTCAACAGCAGTGTACCCATTCGTTAGCATGTCGTCAAGCACGATCTCGAGTGTTTTTGCCGCTTTGACGTTCTCCTGCCCATTATCGTTGACGATGCGCTGCGCGGCATCAATGATTTGCGTGCGCGTCAGGCCCTCGTCCATCGCCTTGCGCATGGCGGGGGTCTCGAATATCTGATTGTTTCTCTGGTATCCGTTTGCCGTCCGCTGCCGCGCGCCCTTCTGCTGTCCGCGCGAAAGGCTTATATCCGCGATACCGGAGAGCTGCTCTGCCGCCGCGCTGTAATAACTGTGCAGCTCTGGGTGGTCGAACTGGAAAGCGTTCACGTTTCTGCCCGATACGTTTTCCTTTGTGCGGCTGTCAATGTGCTCGCCCGTTCCTGCCGCTTTCTTCGCGTCGTTCTGCCCTGCGACATAGCCTGCATAGGCCGTCTCATTCGTCGGGTTCGGGTTCGCCTTGCCGTCCTTGCCCGCATTGTAGGCCGGGATGAATTCCTCCACGTGCCTTGCCGCATCCGCCCCCTCCTGATACGAGCCTCGGATCGCCTTGCGCCCGCTCTCGCCGAGGGTGCTGTCGAAGCGCGCGAATCGATTTGCCGCGGCTTCCACTCCGCCGCCAATACCGCCGAGCGCCGCGCCAACAAGAAAGTCATACAAGACATCACTTGCCTGCATGGCGCTGTAATTTCCACCGATACTTTTCCCGTTATAAATCGTCTGTAAGGCAGGCTGTGCAAAATCAGAGATGACCTCCTCTAAACCTTCACCCGTAGCAGAAAAGAGCGTTTTCAACACAGCTTGTCCCGCCACACTCTTTGACAGTTTGGCGACCACATCTTCGACAATTTCATCTGCGGCGCCTGCGCCGTAAATCCCCGCAAGGCCGTCCGATAGCTTTTCGGTCAGGGCCTCAACGCCTCCTGTGCCTACCGAATATGCCGCCCTGCGCAAAAGGCTCGCGCCGCTGTCACTGCTTTCCAGCGCCGCCGAACCTCCTGCGCGGACCGCCAGCGGGATCAGCGAATATCCGGCTGTCACCGGCGCAATAAGTAAGTCGCCTCCCATCTGCGTCGCATTTACTCCAAGCGTATTTACGAATTTCCCCACTGGGCCTTTCCCATAGTTTGCAAGGTTTTCTTCCGCTTGGGCCTCGGCAGTCAGTCTCTTTCCTGTTTCATAGTTGCCTGCCGCGATTTTCCCAGCCTCTTCTTTCCAGCGCTTCCCCTTTTCCGGGTTACCAATTAGGTTACCTACTGCTTCGCCCACCGCTGCATTGATCTCATTGAAAAGCCCTGCTGCCCCCAAGTATGACCCCGCAGAGCCTTTCACCCCCGCAGAAACAACATGCTTGGCATCGTCCGCCACGCCCTTTGCCGCGTTCCCGACGCGCTGCGTGACCGTCTGCGGCTTCACGTCCTTCACATGCTGATTGAAGGCTTTTTCGCTCTGGTAGTTCTTCGCCTCTTGCTGCTGCAAGGCGCCCTTGCCGAGGCCCTGCGCAAGCGCATTCTGGTTCTTCGGCGTCACGACATTCTGCTGCACGGTCGGCTGCTGGCGGAACATCGGAGACGTTGCCTTCTTCTCCTGTGCCGTCATCTTTGGCGTAGAAACAGGCTGATAATAAGTGTAAATCTGCTCCCGCTTGGCTTGCTTTACTCTCGCAGGCTTTTGCGCGGGTGTGTAAGAAGAGGGAGCTGGGCTGCTGACCGCAGCAGCCGCCCCACTTTTTTTCTGATACTCACGATATCCCTTGATAGAATCCAGCTTTTCCTTTTTGATCGGCATAATTTACCTCCGCTTATTCAAGCCATTCGTCCGGGTCATAGCCAAAGTGGCTGAACAGGAATCGCGCTTCCGCATCCGTCAATTTTCCTTGATCTGCATACACCGCAATCGTGTTTGCAATCGGCGTCTCGCCTTCCTTTGTCCTCTGTCCCCGCATCTTTTCGAGGCTTGACATGATCCTTTGCGCGCTGCTGCTGAGTTCGCTTTCATCTATGCCGTTTTCGCGCTTATCCAGCCAGTCTTCATAGCCGTCGTACACGCCGCTCGAAGAGGTAAACCCGAATTTTTTATAGTTGTTGGCAATATAGCTCTTCGGGTAGCCGGACTGATATGCCGCTTCAAACAAGCCATCATAATCCGCCTCGCTCGGCGGAGCCGTCACGTTGTTGGAGCGTCTTGTGCCGCCGCTCGCTCTCTGTGCGGCCTGCTGTGCCGCCTGCTGCAATTTGTACTGCCATTCCGCATCATATCGCGCGTCCTCGATTGCGTCGCGCTCCTTCTGGTAGTCATAGTTCAGCTTGTCCTGCTGCTTCTGATACGCCAGCGCATCCGCTGTCTGCTGGTCGCCCACCTGATCGCGCGCGAGCTGATAGAGATAGTCGCGGTTGTTGAGCCAGCGGTTATAGTTGTTGTCCTCAAGGCCGATGAGCGTATTCAAATCGGCGCGGTCACCGTTTAATTTATCCTGATACATGCTATAGGCAAGCTGCTGAAGCTCGGGAATTTTGTCCGTCATCTGGCTCATCTGGTAGTCGCTCGCCTGCTGGCTCGCGGTGATGGCCGCCGTGGACGGCATACCGCCCGTCATCACTGCCGCCTTGCCGAGCGCATCCTCTGCGCTGCGATCCGCCTCGCGGGTATACTGCTTTCGGTACTGCTGATAGAGCGGGTCGCTCGCTGCATCGTAGGAAAACGGCGTGCGGTTCAGCAGCGCGTCGAGCTTTGCACTGATCTGCCCGCTCTGGTCGTAGTTGTAGCTGCTCTCACCCAGCTTATCGAGCCAGCTCGTGTCAGCCTTTGCAGGGCTCGCGCCCGTGCCGAGCTTGATGTACTCGCTGCCGTCCACGCCACCGGAATAGTCGTACTTCGCGCGGATTTTCTCGGCTGCGTCGTGCGCCGCCTGCTGGCCCGCCTTGTCTCCCTCAGCATAGGCCTTGTTGTAGGCCTCTGTATACTGCCGGATGAGATCAAGGTCGCCCGAATCGTTGATGAGCGTCAGGTCTGTATTTTTGTGTTTGAAATTATCTGCCATTGTCCCCTCACTTTCTGCCGCCCGTCACATATTCGTACTCGAGCGCATAGAGCCGGTATTCTCCCGTGGCTTTGATTTTCAGTTTGAAGTGGTCGCAGCGGCGAATCGGGCAGTTGAGCGTGAAAACGCCCTTTTCCTGCGCCCCGCAGCGGTCGACCTCTTCCCACGCGCCGCCGTCGAACTTGACGAGAAAAGCGATCTTCGCCCCGCTTCCCGCCTCGATGCGCGCCCGCACGCGCTGCACGTGCTTCGCGTCGAACGATCCACCGTCATAGTCGGCAAACTCCGCTTCGCTGCTGACAGCGCCCTCGCGCGTTGCCCCGGTCGGGATATCTGCCGGATTTCCCAGCAGCACGCACCCGCCGTCTACTAAGGCCATGATACCGCCCGAATAGGCCATTTGCACCACGGCGAGCGTATCTTCCTTATGCCACGTCCCGTTTTCGCTGCTGTAGCAGTACAGCGCAGTTTTGCCATCCTCTTTCAGGCTCACATAGTAGTTAAGACCGTCGCTGCCGCCCACGGCGTCAGAGAGCCGCACATCGTCGCCCAGCACGCGGGAGATGCAGCGCGGCATACCGCCGCTGTATGCCATGATGCCGACTTTCGAGAGGTAATAGAGCGTTTCACCTGCCACGGCAAGGCTTTTGTGGCTGCCTTTCATCACGCCAAGCACAGCACTCGACATGAGCTGGAAGTTCGTCGGGATCGTGCCGTACATCTTGAAGATTTTGTCCTCTTTGAAAAAGCACGGGTAGCCAAGATAGCTCACGCACGCCGTAAATGCCCCCGCCGTGCCGCTCTCCACGCTGAACGCGTCCGTCGACAGGCCATCAAACACGTTCCAGTTGTACGGGTCGCCGAGCTTTGAAGCAAAGATGCTGTCGCCCTTGCAGCCCCACACGCGGTTCTCGTTCGTGCAGACAAAGTCCATGTCCGGCACGCTGCGCTTGAGCGTGACTGTTCCGGGCTCCGTGATGCTTTCCTGCCCATCGGGCAGGCGGAAGGTGTTCTCGTAAAAGCGAAGCGTCTTTTTGTCCTCGCTGATCTCGCGGATGATGGGCGTGCGGTTGTTGTAGGTCTCCTTTGTGCAGCCCGAGATCGTCACGGCGTCGCCCACGTTAAACGGGAACGCCGCGCCGGTCGTCGTGATGCTGTTTGCCGCCGCCTTTTCGTCGGCATACGTGCCATTCCCAAATTTCAGCCCCGCCGCGGCGTAGCTCGCCTCCATCGGCTTGATCGTGCCGTCCTTTTCGCACACGATCTTGTCGGGGAAGATGAGCACGCGCTCGCCCAGTGCACAGAAAGTCTTTTCGCTGTCTGCGACCGCCGTCTTCTCTTCGCCGTTGATGTAGAGCTTCGTTCCGTATACCTCGTAGAGCTTGCCCGCACTAAAAATGCCGTTTGCCGTCCCCATATCCTTGCGGACGGTATAGCGCCTCGCACGGGGAGCAAGAAGCGGGAAGTATCGCGCCGACAGGTTCTTCATGTCGTAGAGCTCGCCGCCAGCCGCACCGAACGTGTGGTTGATGCCTCCGAATTTCTCTTGCTGCACGCGCCGGTTCGTATATGCCGTGATCTCAGGCAGTCTCATCTTTTACCGCTCCTTTTGCTTCATTCGGCGCATCGCCTTTTTCGCCCGCCGGGGCTTTTGTTGCGTCGCAGATCGTCACGATATTGCGAAGCGACTGGCGCACCGCTGCCACCACGTCCACCGCGTCACCGCTGACGTTCAGTCTGCTGATGAACTTCATCGCCAGCGCCGCTTCCTGCTTGATCTTCTCATTCATGCTGATTCCTCCAATCGTTTCAGCCGTTCTTCCTGCTCGCGCACCTTCGCCCACAGGACAGGGATAAACTCGCTGTAGCGCAGAAAATAGGTCTCGCTGCCGTCCTTGCGTTTGGCAGCGGCCCAGCCCGCGAATTCCTTCGATTCAATGCCGCACGCGCGCATGGCGTTCTCTACCTCCTGCGCGATGAAGCCTGTGTGATAGCGTCCGCTCGTGCCGCTGTTCAGCTTGTAACGCTTCGGCTCGACGAGCTCAAACATGCGCACGTACTTCTCCGGCAGCGCCTCAATGCTGTTTTTGATGTTCCGGTCGGACCCGTTCAACTCGTTCGTGCTGCAATAGATTGCGTCCCAGACGAAATTCCGGCTGCCGAGATTATAGAGCGCGTCCGAGTTCGGAATGACGTCGCCCTTGATCTGCACCTCGTTGGAATTGCCGTCCACCTCGATAGAGGCGTGATACTTGTTACTTCGGTCCCACCCAGAGGCGATAAACAGGCTGCCGTCTTCCGTGAACAGCTCCATTGCGCTGGAACTGATGTCGAGCTTGTAGTCGGATGACGAAGCATAAGTCGTTTGTATTGTGCCGCATTCGTTGTTGTCATCGTCTACGATGCTGATGCTTCCGCCGCGTAGCTTTGTCGCCGTCAGCGTGCCATAGATGTTCACCGCGTCCACGTAGAGGTCGATGGATCCCGTGCTCGCAATCTGTGCACCGTTGTAATCGAGCGTGAAGATCGTGCCGTTCTCGCCGCTCGTTGCGCCCAGCGTGAAGCCCTGGGCGCTCTGGTCAAAGATGCTCTGCGCCTGCGTCGCGTCGATCTTGGTTCTCACCGTCGCGCGGATGCCGTTCACGTCGGTCTTGATGTTAGTGATCGCGCCGTCGAGGTTTGAAACGCTTGCCTGCAAGCCCTTTGCCGTTGTGTCAAGCTGCGTGATGTCCCCCTCTGCATTGCTAAGGCGAGCATCTAATCCTTTCGCTGTAATGGAAATTTCATTTACATTCTTGTCCGTATCCTCGATCTTGGCATAGATCGGCTCGGAAATATTCTTGATAAACTCGCTTAGTGCATTCTGATTGATGTTGCTCCCGTCCAGATTGAAGAGCGTATACCGAAGTTGTTCCAGAAGCACGAAAAGGTAGTCATAGACCCCGTTGATCTGCTCCTGCGTGTCTTTCCCTTCGCCGTTCGGGAAGGTCGTCTCCACCAGCTGAAATGTCGTCGGCACTTGTCATCACACCTTCCAGTTGCCCTTGCTTTCTTTGCGGTTTTCGCGCCGCCACCACGCCATAGCATCGGCCACCGCCTCGTTGGCAATGGCGTGGTCGTTGGCATAGAGCGCGCTGTCCTGATTGTAGGCGTCGAGCTGCGCTGCCAAATACAGGTGGTAGCACTCGTTGTGCCCGTCCGGCAGCAGCAATTCCATATCTTCGACGCTTGCGGTGTCATCCTCCACGCTTACCTTGAGGGTGGGGGCTTCCGCCCCCATCATCTCGGCAATTCGGTGCTCAAGCACCATGAGGATTTCCGCCTTGCGCGGCGTGCTCAATTTGTTAGGCCGCAGCGCGTCCGCGTCACGGATAGCTTTCAGCATTTTCATACATTAGACCTCCGTGAAATACTGCCCCACAAGCTCGTGTGGCAAATACTGCAAGACGATCTTCCCGCCGCTCTGCTCGCCGATACGCTCGCACAGGTACAACTTAGTGTCCTCGGGGTCTTTGTAATAAAGACCATAGGTGTACTCCATACCACGAGCGGCCGGAATCGGGTCATCTTGAGTACCAGCATGCTCGAGGTCAATGATAGTCCACATTGCGGGAGTTTTGTGCGGAGGCCAGTCAGCTTGAGTAGTGTGACCATGACCATCGTTGACGCGATATACGTGCAAAACGCCGTCATTGTCAGTGTCACTCATGCGGTCTCCCGGTGCGACCGCTTCACCGATGTGGTCTGCCCATCGCGCAACCAACTCAGGAGACTTAGCTGCATCTGCGTCCGTAAAGGACTTTGCAGCCTGTTCGATCATCGGTCGCAGCTCTGCGGCGCGCGCCACGGTCACGACCTCGCCCGTGAGGGCAACCACTGCGCCGACGGCGTTCTCCGTCTCCGTAGGCTTGCCCATCTTGACCGTGACCGTGCCGTCGCGGTGGTCAGTGATGTCGCCCGCAAGGCTGTACGCGCTGTTGTCCCACTCGTTGACGACCTCCTCGGTCTCTCCCGTGGGATTGCCGTCGTTGTCGAGCTTGTTTACCGTCTCGCGCTGGACGATGCTCCACGGCGTGTTGTCGGGCAGCAGCGCCGCGACCTCGGCGGTGGTCATCGTGAGTGTGATGGTTTTGGTGTCGCGCTCGCCCCACGAGCGGTCTTTGGGATTGCCGTTGATCTCTGCGGGGTATTCCGTGTTGTTGAGTTTGATGTAGATACTCATGTGTTCTCCTTTCTTACTGCGGTGTGGCGTTCGCCTGCAACCAAGTGAGCAGGTCACCGGTTGGTTCTTCATCGAAGGTAATGGTGCGGTAAGCTTGGTTAGTCCATGTTGCCTTGTTCCCTTTTCCTTTTTGGCTTGCTACATATACGGAATTACCAGAAGACTTCTTATAATAGATACTTACGCTGCGTGTTGGTGCTGGCATAATTTGTTCACCCCCCCTTACGCTTGAACGCTTACTCCAATGAATCTCTCCCCATTGGATGTAAAATCTACGTATTCAATCGGGTTGGCACCTTGGAGGCTGTAAAAATCAGCATTTTCATTCAATACCCACGTGTACCCATTTTGAAATTTAATGTCATATCCCGTCCCGTCAATAAGCGTCCTGCCCTTGAGGATGTTGTACACCGTGCCGTTGACCATGCATTTGCCGCTCTTGACGGTGTAGACCGTGCCGTTGATAAGAGTCTTGTGTGCGGTGAGGTCGTGGATGACCACGTTGCCACTGTCGTCGACGAGGGCGTCAGAGGGAAGAGTGAAAGCGGGGCGGGAGCCGTAGGAGCTGGCGCAATAGCTTGCGTCGACATTTCCATCGGAGATCAAGTGGCAGGCGAAGTCTCTGCTATTCCTGAACGGGGAGCGGGTCCACTGAGCAGCGGCGGAGCCATTCAAGTAAGCAATTTGCAGAGAGCTTGCAATGGAGAGTGCGGTGCCCTCTTTATTCGCATAGCTTGGGGCTTTGCCAAGTTCGGTGACGGACAACGAGAAAATAGCACGTTCCAGTGTGCTAACGGTGTTGTTGCCGTTGCCGGGGGTGTACTTGAATTTCGTGGTGCCGATGGCCCCACGGATGTCTGCATCAAGTAGGTTTTTGTAGGTGCTGTTGAACCAGCCATCAATGTCGCTGGTAGCGTATACGTTGACATTGGAGCTGTGCCACTGGCGGTTGTCATAGCAGTCCTTGCGGACCACCAGTGTGCGACCACTCCCATTTAGTTCACTTTCATAGTCGTGCTTACACACGATAAACTCAACAGGGCTTCCACTCTCCTTGATTTTGATAATGCTGCCGACGGCCTTACTGCCGAGTTGTGCATTTGCCATCTCAGCGCCTCCTTAGCCGTACACCCAGTTGATAGCGTAGTCTTCCGTGGGCGTGGTCTCAGCGCTCACAAGCGTCTGCTTGACGATGTTGCCGCTCGCGATGTAGTCGCTACCGCGCGTCGCTGCCACCAGCCCGCCCGAGCCGTTGCCCTTGAGGAGAGAGGTCGTGGAGGGGACATTGACGGGGCCTGCGGGGCCCTGAGGGCCGGTCGCACCGGTTGCGCCTTTCTCGCCCTGCTCGCCCTTTTCGCCTTGCTCGCCCTTGGGGCCTTTGATGTTGACCGTCGCGGGATTATCGAGCCCGCCGTCGTTCGTCCAGCTCAGGTCTCCCGCCGCGGACACAGCAGGCGTAAAGGTCGCGCCTTTTGCGCCGTCCGCGCCCTTCGCGCCATCCGCCCCGGTGGGGCCCTGCGGGCCCGTCAGGCCTTGCGGGCCGGTTTTACCTTGCGGGCCGGTCTTGCCCTGCGGGCCCTGTTCACCCTGCGGACCCCTTGGACCCTCTGGACCGGTATCTCCCTTCGCGCCGTCAGTGCCGGCAGGCCCCCGTGCGCCCGTGTCGCCCTTCGGGCCCTTGAGGTTCACGGTCTGCGGATTCGCCTTGCCGCCGTCGTTCGTCCACGACAGGTCGCCGTCGTCGCTCATGCTCGGCGTGAACGTCACGCCGTCCTTACCGGCGGCACCGTCTGCGCCCTTGGCTCCATCCGCCCCGGCAGGGCCTTGAGGGCCAGTCTCGCCGGGATCGCCTTTCGGGCCCTGCGGACCCTCGGGCCCCGTGTCACCTTTCGCGCCCTGCAAGGGGCCGTTGTTGACGAACTCGCCGGTTATGCCGTCGAAAATGTAGATGTCGTAGGGCTCCGCCGTTCCCACGCCGTAAGCATCACCCGCCGCTGAGGTCGCTTTCTTGGCCGCGTCCAGCGCCGCCTTGCTCGCGTAGTAGCCCAGCACGCGGAAGCCGCTGCCGGTCTCCCCCTTGGGGCCTGCTGGGCCCTGCTCGCCTTGCGGGCCGGTCTGTCCCTGCGGGCCCTGTTCGCCCTGCGGGCCGCGCGGACCTTCGGGGCCGGTCGGTCCGGTCGCACCGGTGTCACCTTTCTCTCCTTGGGGGCCGGTATCGCCCTTGTCGCCTTTCAGCGCGGAAAGCTGTGCCGCCGTAAAGTCGGAATAGGTAAAGGCATCGCCCTTGTCTCCCTTTGCACCCTGCGGGCCAGCGGGGCCGGTCTCGCCTTGAATGCCCTGCTCCCCCTGCGGGCCGCGCGCGCCGGTCTCACCTTTGGGGCCCTGCGGACCTGTCGCGCCGGTTGCGCCGGTCTCTCCCTTGGGGCCCTGTGCGCCGGTTGCGCCCGTGTCTCCTTTGGGGCCGGTTGCGCCGGTATCGCCCTTCGGACCCTGCTCGCCGGTATCTCCCTTGGGGCCGACTTCACCCTGTGGTCCAGTCGCGGCAACGCCCGTGTCGGCAAAAGCGCCCGCCGTGGCGTCCCACTTGAACCAGTTGCCCGTGGCCTCGTCGACGTATGGCATCTTGGAAACCGCCGTCTCCGCATCCGCCGCCGCCTGCAAAACCTCGTCGACCCAGCTTTGATAGGCCGGAGGCGGTGTCTCGCCGCTGTCTTCCAGCGTTTCGCGCACGCGTGTTTTATATATCTGGCTCTTCACAATGGTATCGCCAACGGTATAGCGCAGCTCTGCCGCGCCCTCACCGGCAACCGCCGTATCAACGCTCGATACCAGCCACACGAGCGCGCCGTTATCTTCCGTCACCGTCACGGGATACGGCTGCGCATCTCCGTTCCGCTGCACGATCAGGCTCGCCACGCCCTCGCCATAGCCCTCGCGCCACTTTTCCAGCACGTCAAAGACGACTTTGCGCGCCTGATTTTCGCCCCTGCGCCCGAGCTTGATCTCTTCGAGCGCGTAAGCATTTTCAATAACCATGTTGTCACCTCTCTTATGGAAGACGGCGCAGCAAGAGCGACTTTTCCGTCCCTTGCTGCGCCGTGTCGCAACTCATTTTTCGTGTCTCGCGGTCGTATTCACTTACGCGTTGTGGGCCTTCGCGCTCTCAACGTAGTCGCTGCTCATCGTCTGGATGAGATTCGCGGTCGAGGCGTCCTGTCTCATCTGGTTCTGAATCACCCACAGGAACTTTTTCTTGGCCGGAACAGTCACGCCGCGCTGAATGAGACACGTTTCGCCGTTCACAGCCAAAAAAAGGTCATCCTTGTACTTGCCGCTGTCCTTGAACAGGCGGACGCTGACGTACTCCTCGCCCGCGCGGTCGGCGTTCACAGCCGCAACGGCGTTCTTTGCTTCGCTCATCGGTCTTTCCTCCGTTTCAATGGCGGGGGCGGCGTTCACAGCCGCCCCCTTGGTGGTTAGGTCAGCGGGGTCTCATCGAACGTGGAAGTCGTTTCCACGCGAATCATATACGCCTCAACCAGACGTTCAGCGACCTTAGTTGCCTTCCAACCGACGGTTGCACGCTGGTTCAGCGGGTCAGCCGTACCGGCAGAGCCGAGCGGCTTGACGATGTGCTCAAGGCCACCGCCGGTCAGCTCGGTCGTACCGTAAGCCTCCGCGCCCATGATGAGGGTGGAGTAGACGTTGCGGCCCTTCGCACCGGCTTCGCCCGGATAGATGGCGGTCGACGCCGTCGGGGTGGCAGCAGGTGCTTCTTTCAGCGTGATCGTCGCGCTGCCAGCAACCGCAGCCGCGGCGCTCTCGATCTCAAGGAGCGCACCACCGATGACGACTTCACGGCCAGCCAGCTTTGCGGCGTCAGCAGTGGTGATGGCCTCGTTTACGGTCAGGACCTTGCCGGATGCGCTCTTGACGGTCAGGTCGCGTGCGCCCTCGGTCAGGTCGTCCGCGTGGAACACCTTCGCTTCGGTCGTCTCGATGAAGCGGACGCCAGCGATCTTGCCGATCTCGTCGTCGTAGATGTTGCTGGTGTCCTTGTACTCGTGCGGGCGCTTCCAGTCAGGGTCGTCCTGAATGTCGTAGGAACAGTCAGGGTGAATGATGGCCCAGTAGGAGCCCTCATAGCGCGGGGCGTTCATGGTTTTCAGGAAGCGAACCGCCTTGCGGACGGCACGCACCGTGAAATAGTGGTTGCCCGTGGTCTCGCCGCCAACGAGCAAATGGCGGCCCGTCACCTGACCTTCGCCGTACTGGACGTTGGAGCCGCCGTTGATGACCTCGCGGGTGATGGTGTCGAGCGTGCGGCCCGCCTGAGAGCCGAGCAGCACCGTCGCTTCCTGCAGGTTGTTGTCAATGGCGGTCAGGTCGAGGATATCGGAAATCTCGACGAAATCGCCGTACTGGTCGACCTGCGCGGTCAGCGTGGTCATGGACAACTTGCGGCCCTTGGGCGTAACGCCTTCGGTAATGGGCGTCAAGGCCTTGGGCAGCGGATCATACTTGCGGAACTCGATCTCCTTGCCCTTGCCCTTGGGGATGTTTCGCTTCTGCGCGAAGCGGTCATGCACCAGCTCGGGTTCGGCGTTGTCGATCAGGGTATCGCAGTAGTAGGTCTTCATCTCGCCTGAGAGACCGGCATCGGTCGTCACGTTCGTCTGGCCCTCAAACAGGTTCAGAATAACGGGCAGAATGAAAACGTCTTTGAACTTCTTCATAAAGTTTTGTCTCCCTTCTTGCAGTCGGTAAATTTAGGCGGGCATCAGAATACGATGCGCTCGCCGCGCCGAACGCGCCTTGCGATCTCTGCGCGGTCGGCCTTCGTGAATTTGCTCGGGTCACTCTTGACAATGACCCCCGGCTGGGAAGTGGTTCCATTCTCGTTTGGGCGCATTCCTTTCGCGCGGACGTTGTCCATCACGCGCTTTTCCATCTCCGCCGCAGCTTTCGCCGCGCTACGAGCCTGAATGTCGCCTAAATGGGATACCTCGTAAGCGTCTTTTACAGGAACGCCAGCGCGCAGCATCGCAATGAAGCGCGGATTCTCCGCGACTTCGCGCTTGAGGTCGAAGTCAGGGTACTCGCCCGGCGCGTCCGCCGTGCCGACCAGCTCGCTCGCCTGACGGATCCAGTCGTTATAAGTCTCGTCGGCTTTCTGCTGGCGCTGTCTGTCTTCTTCCTGGCGTTTGAGCGCTTCGTTTTCCTGCTGCATCCGCGCATACTCGCGGTACTGTTCCACGCTCATGCCCATACTCTCCGCTTCCGCGTTGTAGAGCACGCTGTTGAGCGCCGCATCGCCCTCAAAAGCCGCACGCAGCTTGCTCATATCGCCGTCCGCCACGCCATAATGGCGCATCAGTGTGTCAATGATCGGCTGTGCGTCCGCGATCTTCTGATCCTTGGCCTTCTCTTCGCCGAATCTTCGGTTGATGATGCGCTGTGTCTCTGCGGTATAGACGTCCTTGTATTTGCCGTTTACGAGGTCAAGGAACTCCTTTTTCAGGTCTTCCCCGCCTTTTTCCGCAGCCCCGGCGTCGTGCTGCTGCATCTTCGCGCCCTCTCCTTTCGGCTCACCAGAAGAGGCTCCCGTATCATTAGGTGTCTCCTGCTTGCCGAACACGACGTTGGCGTATTCGCCCGTTTTGCCCTTCCGGGTGGGAGAAGAGCTTGCCTTCGTGGTCTCGCCCTGTGCGCTCGCGCCTCCATCAGCGCCGCCCGATGCACCGGCAGCGGCTCCCGCAGCGGCAGCGCCGCCGTCAAAGAGGCTCAGGATCACGCGAAGCGTGGTTTTGAGGTTCATGGTATCCCTCCTGCTTGTCAAATCGCGGATATTCTGCCCTCCGTGTAGGCCGTGCAGCGCTTCCCGTTGCCCGCATGGGAGGGGGAGAGCGGCGAAAAGATGAAGAAAAACGCCGCCCCTCCCTCGCGGGCGTATGAATAGGAGAAAGCCACTCGCACGCCTAAAGCGTAACATGCGGCTTCCTCCGTCTCACCACGGGCGAGAAAAAATTTTTAATTTTCTTCTATGCACGCGCAGATCGCGTCCGGCCTCGTGACCTCAAGCTGCTTGAGCCCGATGCAGGCCGCAAGAAATGCCGCTTCGATGCGCTCATCGCCGCCGCAGTGGATAAGGAAGCGCGGCGCACCCTCGTCTATCTCGAAGCCATAGACCTCGCACTCCCCATCGGCTTCCATGTTCTTCACATAGCCACCGAAAGCGTACATCACGCCAGTGATGTAGTTGCAGCATTTCTCGTCCGCCGAATGGCCCTCGCATAGTATCATGTAGCGGCCTATTTCGTGCTCGATGTGAACCATCGTCATGCGCTTACACCCCCGGCATTGCCGCGCTGCTGCCCGCGTCCATGTTCGGCTTAGACTGTTCGGCAAGCTTCTGCATGTACGGTGTCTGCGCGCTCTGCGCGTCGGCGTTCTTGCTCTCAATTCCGCCGCTGTTGCCGCTCTTACGTGTCGAGCCGCCGCTCTGCGTGCCTCCCGACATTCCGATGCCCATGTCCTGTCCCGTAAGCTGCTGGATGACCGCGAGCGCCTTTTGCAGCTGATCGCTCTGCTGCTGCACGACGTTGTAGAGCGTCGCGCCCTCGTTGACCTGGCTCTTGATCTTGTCGATTCCTTCGAAGTCCATCATGTCGAGCGCAATCATGCTTTCCTGTGCCCTGTCTGGGGAGAAGAATCCCAGCGAATACAGCTCTTTCGCCCGCTCGTTCTGTTCTGCGCGGGAGAATGGGTTCTTCTTCTGCGCCTTGATCTTGATGTCAAAGACCGGTCTGCGGAACAGGTCATTGCCGAGGCTGTCCACACCCGTCACCTGATCGCCAAGCTCATTCACGCCGATCTGCGCATACTCGTAGGGCATTTCATTCGTGATGCGGAAAGTGCGCGCTGCGTCGTAGAACTGCCGCATGCGCTCGATGCACAGTTTCACGATCTTCGCCTGCGCGCGGTAACACGCCGAAATCATATCGCGGCTCGCCTTGTTGCCCGCTTCCTGCAATGCAGAAATAGCCGCCGCAGCCGTTGCACCGCTGGATGTGCCGCCGTTGGACACGTCGCGGTTTGAGCTCGTTTCCTTCATCTCGTCGATCTTCATCTGCACGATATTCGCATAGATGGAATCGAGCGGGCGCGTCGTTACCTCTCGGAGCCTGCTCTCGTCGATCTGACCGGACACGTGGATGATCGGTTTGCGCCAGTCAAGGAACTCCTCTTCATTGATGTTCAGGCTTTCACTCGCGAAATACCGGCGCTTGCTGCCCATCATTGAAGTTTCGAGGATGTTGCCCCACAGCTTGTCGATGTAGAGCTGCGGGTCCTTTGCAATGGCCGTATATCCAAATCCCGCAGGTGTGCCCTTTTCGGGAAACAGCACGTCGAACACGAACGGATATTCTCCATCTTCGTAGAAGCCGCCATCCGCATATTCGGGGTCATTTTCGCTGGCGTAGATGATATGCTCCTCGTCGATGAACTTTGCGTAGTGCAGCACCGTTCGCCCGTCTGCGGTCTTCTTACGGTAATACCAGTCGATCACGGCAACCTTGTTGCTCGTGTCCACCGTGTCGTCGTACTCGTATTTCGCCGTTTCAATGCTGCTGCCGCTGAGCTTATCCGCAAACTGCGGGTATTCGTCCTCGATGATGTCGCGGTCGACGAGCGCCACCGTAAACACGTTGCGGCTCTTCTGGATGTCCTCAACACCCGGCTCCCAGAAGATATTCAGCGGGTCAATGCCCTCGATAGCGATGTCTCCGAGCCCATTGTCTTTTCCCTTGTCCCAGAACACGCCGTAGATCGCCACACCGTGTTTGAGCTTTTCCCACCACTCGAAGCTGTATGTGCTGTCAAATTCGTTGTATTCCATGATGACCGGCAGCACGGACGAGAGCGTCTTCGCGCTTTCCTCGTCGCTCTGCTCGCGCGGAAGACACACGGGCTCGGGGTAGTTGTCCATCGCGTCGGCGTGCTTATTCATGATCGAATTGAACAGCCATGCACTCGCAGGTTCGGGCGATTCTCCTGCATCTTTCGTCCCGCGGCGAATGTCCTCCCAGTGCCGCAGCTTCCACCAGCGTTCCTCGCTGATGATGCGATTCTCGAAGTTGCTCTTGCACTTCTTGTACTTTTGCAGCGTTTCTACGGCGTCGCCGATCTCCTTGCTGCCGATGGCTGCGCCGCTGCTCATCGCCGCGTCGCTGTCGCGGAATGCGCCTACAAGCGGTGCTTCTGCCTTTGCATCCAACATCGCAGCAGCGCCAGCCGCGTCGGCCTGCTGCTGCGTCTGCGGGAATTTTCTCGTCCCTGCCATGTCTTCCCCTCCTGTCAGTTGTGTTGGAACCACGCGTATCTGTCGTAGCTCGGCGTATTGATGTCCAGCGGGTCGTACAAGACCGGCTTCGGCGGCTTATTTACCCGCGCCGCAATTGGATTCTCCATGCACACATAGCGTGTCATGTCGTAGATATGATCCTCCTGCTCGGTGTTCACGTCCTCAACGTCCTTTTCGTCGTAAACAAGGTTTGGCACCGTGCGGATGAAATTTTTGCACGTATCGAAGATATACAGCATCGGCACGCCGTTCTCATCGAACGCGAATCGGTTGTGCAGCTGCATCTTGCCGTCGATGCGGGCGTTATCCCCCTTCTCGAAGTATACGCGCTCGCGCTCAAAGAGCGAGCCGATGCTCTCTGTGCCCTGCGTACCCCAAATGGCGGGGTCGCCCACACGGAAGATGTGCCGCCCCTTGAGATTCGGGTCTTCCGCCTCAATGCGTTTCATCTCGCGGGCCACCGCCGTCGGTTCCATCTTCACGCCCTCGTTCGGCGTGCCCGTGCAGCCGTAATATTCCCTGATATGGTAGAGCCGCCTATCATGGTCGACCGCAAACCAGCCGATTGCGAACGGCCTTGAATAGCCCCAGTCCATTGCGCACCAGATCGGCCACTCCTTCGGCACCTGAAAAGGCGCGATGACGTGTGTATGGATGCGGTCGCGGTAGTGTTCGCTGTCATTGCGCCACTCGGTAAACACCTGCCCGGAGAACGTGTCCCAGTCACCGTAGAGCAGTGCGTTCTTCTCCGCCTCCGGCATCGACGCAAGGCGCGTCAAATAGCTATCGTCGTTCTTGAGCAGTATCTTATTGTCGAATACCGTGCTCGGCACGAAGATGCGGCTCTTCTGCCGATGCTCTTCGTGCCCATCCGGAAAGCGCACGACGGCATCCTCGCGGATGGTCCTCATCGGTGGCGCTGCCGTGATGAAACGTTCCTTGACCCATCCGTGCCCCACACCGCCGGGGTTCGCCGTGCTGCGGATGTATACGCGCGTCCCCGGCCCGTTCGGTCGGTTGCGGGAAAAGAGGTAGCTGTATTCCTCCCACGTAAAGTGGGTCAGCTCGTCGAATGCGATAAAGTCATACGCTTGGCCTTGATACTTGATCTTGTCCTTTGCGTATTGCATCGAGCCGAAGAGTATTTTTGCCCCGCTTGGGAATGTCCACGTGTGGCTGCTGCCGTTGTAGCGTGCGCCCGGATAAATACGCGGGTAGTAGTTCAGCGTCTTGTCAATGAGCTCGGCAAGCTGGGGGAAGGTCTTTCGCAGGATAATCGCCTTGTAATACGGGATGTCCACCTGGCGCAATGCCTCGATGACCAACGCATCGGATTTTCCCCCGCCTAACCGGCTGCGCCGCCATATAGAGCCTCGTCCTCCCAGCGGCTCATAAAGAGAGCCTGCTTGGGCTGCGGCTTCCATACCACGCTACGCTTTGCCATTCGCATCACCTCCCGCATCCTGTGGAACAGGCATTACCGCGGGCAGCTCTGCCACGCCGCACACGCTCTCTCCGCCGTCGTCTTTCTTCTCGTCATTTACCCAGCGGAAATTGTATCTCAGGCTGAATTCTGCGCCACGCTGGCCGTCTCGGTCGAAGAGACGTTCCTCGGCATAAGCCTCGATGCGGGCCTTCGCGCGCGTGACCGTGTCAACGAATCCTTTCTTCGCCTGATAGTTCAGCAGCGCTTGCCTGCTCGTAAATCCCAGCGCCAGCGCCAGCCCCGTCACTGTCGGCGGACGCTGGTGAATGATAAACGGCTGCCCGAATTTGTCGAGAATCGGCATCCCATCGTCCCCGATGATTGGCTCTCCCTTGCAATCCTCAAAGTACCGGTCGATGACGGTCTGCATCTCTTCGACCGTCGCATATTTTGGAGGATGCCCAATTTTTGCCATGCCGCCACCGCCTTTCTTTTTTATGCTGCAAGCCCCCCGTCCTCGGCCATATCACGCAGCATTCTTATCCCCGCTCGGGGAACCGAGCTTCCTATTTTCGACGGTAACACGCCATCTTTTATTTCTCACCACGGGCGCGGAAACTTTCTCTTTCTTCCCGCTCTCCCCTGTATAGTTACATACACACAACATAGATACATCTTGCGTATAGCACCCTCTTTTCCTATCCCCCCTATAATCCCCCCTTCCCCTCTCTCCCGCAGCAAAAAAGAGGCAGAGCATTCGCCCTGCCTCTATCGTTATACCTCGCCGTTTCTTTTGCGCTTCTCATAGTTCCTGCGCGCCTGTTCCTCATTTCGGAAGCCGCAGCGCTTACAAGTAGTGATATCCGTTTCTGGATCCCAGTCCACGTCAAACGCCCCGCAGACAGGGCATACAGCAAATGGTCCCAGCGCCCCGATAGGGTCGTGCATCATTTCTTCCGCCCCAGCTTCCTCTTCACCCACGCCCACAGGTTACGCCATGGGTGGGCTTCTGCGTAATTGGCGCGCTGCTCGGCGTTGTATCGCCCTTCACGCATTACATCAATGACCGTCCCTTTAAAAGCAAGATCGTCGTTCGCCCGCCCAAGCGCCGCTTCGGTGTCAGCAAGCTTGTTTCGCAACGCATCCGCGTCCGCTTTCAGATTCACAATCTCGTTTGCCTTGTTGATAGCCTCGCCGTTCATCTGGTCGATCTGCTCGGTCAAGACGACGTTCTTTCGCTGCATCTCCGCCTTTAGGTTCGCATACTCGGCAATCAGATCGTTCTTCTTGTCAATGCAGTTTTTCAGCGCGGCGATCTCTGCTTCAATCGCCGCAGTCTTTTCCTGCGCGTCCTCCACCATCTTCGCCATCTGGTCTTTGGTGTACTTCTTTACGTTAATTGTCATTGTGCACCTCCATCGTCATCTGTTGATATTCTTCCACGCGCTCGACCTTGACCACGCGCACGCCGCCGTACTTTTCAAAGTCCATCGCCACTTTTTCCTTGATTCCCTGCGGATCCGCGTCGTCCGGCGCGTCCAGTTCCAGCGTCACCAGGAATCTCATTCTGCGCCCTCCTTCGGCTTGCTGCTCGCGCAGTAAAAGTCATCTGGAACTGTGCGATCCGCGCAGATTCCATAGGCGCATAAGCGCCCGAACGCGTCTTCGTAGCTGTTCGCGCAGTCCTTGCACCGCGTCACCGGCGCAACGTTGGCGGCGGGAATACTGTTGATTTCCTGCGTGCAGATTTCTGGATTTTCGTACCGACGTGTGATTAGATCAATCACAGCTTCTCTCTCAATATATTCAGACATTGTCTATCCTCCTGTTCCATGCTTCAGCGGCTTGTTCTTCCGTGTCGTAAATATGAACACCGCCCAAAATCCCGCCATCGCACTCATAGCTTGCAATCGGGCATTCCGGGTTTTCCTCGTAAGCGTGGTGAAGCATAAAGCCAAGCCCGCTATAGGGATGTTCTCTATATGCCTCATCATGCAGATTCCCTTCGTCATCGCACAGAACAAGGCTAACTTCTCCGCCGCAAAACGGGCAAGGTTTTAACTCAAACATCTTTCATCGCCTCCTGTTGCTCAAAATAGAACTTGACCGGGTGTGCTTGCTCTGCAATCTCGCCGTACACAATTCCGACCTTGTAGATATAGTTCTCGCGCAGCTTTCGTGGAATTTCTGCGATATAGCGGCGAAATGTCTCAAGCGAATTTGCCCTCTTGTAGTGGTTGCACATCCGGCAGGCTGGCATGAGGTTGTCAAGTTCATCTGCTCCAGCGTCCTCAATCCCCCACGCCCTCAATGGTTGAAAATGGTCTACCTGCATATCCTTATAAGCGATTTCGCGCCCACAATACGCACAGTGGCCGTTATATTTTCGATAGACCGCTTCGCGCTTTGATTTGCTAATTGCCATTCTTCATCGCCTCCAATGCTTTCCCCGCCTCCTCGCGAGTGAGAAATACGGTCTTGCCAATAAGGCTAATCGCATAATTCCTTGTCCCGTTAATTTTTCTGGTATCAAAAAGCACATTCACATATACCCCGTGAGAAAACTTCTCCACGCCATTGACGTAGGCTTCTATCGGTTTTTTTAGCAATTCCCCCGTCCACGGATTACTTATCACCCACACCGTATCGCCGACCTTGCACGGCACGATTATTACGCAGCCATTCTTGTCGGCTTCGGCCAGCTCTTTCATCCTGTCTACATCGACGCCGTTGAACAGTGCCGCGATGATAGCCATATCCATGCGCATCGAGGTTACATCGGATGGCATCATGTGCGTGTCCTCGTAGGCGGCGAGGCGATCCTTGAGGCGATTGCGGCAGTACAGCGCGGTGCAGTCATCCATCGGCTTACCATGCTTACCTGTCCAATCCGCTTTACACTTCTCGCAATCCATCATTGCCTGTCCATCGTTGTCGCGCTTCGTCAGTCGTTCCATCACTCCACCTCCTGCATCTTACTAATCACTTTTCGAATCACATCGCCACCGTAAGCGTCTTTTGTCAACTCCAAAAACTCCGTCAGCGTCATCATGCCGTGCTCAAGGTCAACACCGCGATCGCGGGCAAACTGCTTTCGCCCCATGTCGCACGAGCCAGTCAGGCGGTGATGCCAGTCATAAAAATACTGCGTCGGGTATGCTTTCTTGCGATCTGTTTCGCGCAGGAACGCATCTATGCGTTCGTCTTCCGGCATATCCTCGAAAAGCTTGTCTCGCAGCGCTTCCATTGCTTCGCGCAGCGTTTCGCCGTGCGCGAAAATGTTGTCCTGCTTGACAATATAACATGACGTAAGCGTCAAATCGACGTTCACGATTGCCCCGTGCGCAGTGTTGCCGCGCACGGAACGAATCAGCGTGTTTACGCCGTCGATTTGATAGACCGTTTCTCGGTTAAATCTCTTAATTCCGTAGCCGTAGCCGGAGCCGTAGCCGTAGCCGGAGCCGTCGCCGGAGCCGGAGCCGTAGCCGGAGCCGTCGCCGGAGCCGGAGCCGTAGTTCACAGACAAGAAGGCTTTGATCTTCTCATCAAGCGTCATCTCTTCCACTCCTTTACCCCTCGAAGAGATTCAGATGCTTCATCTGTGCAAGGGATAATCTGGATCGCGCCCAGCATGGTCATCTCCGGGATCGTCACGGTAAACCGGCAGTTACCCGGCGCTTTCGTGCCGTCCTGTGCCAGCTGCTCCACGGCACAGGCGCCGTCCCAGCTCCACAGCTTGCGAACCTCAGTCATGGTGACCTCGGAGCCGTTACGCTCCTTAATCTTGCCGAAGAATACGCCTGCGCGGTCACAGCGAACGATGTAGTCCTGATTGTTGTTCATGTTGAAATTTCCTCCTGATTTTTGTTAAAATTTAAAGCTCTCTCTGAGATTCTTCCCGTTGCTACCCTCAAATGCGGCAGGCTTCCAGCTAAATGGTTCTCCGATGTACATGCTCAATACCTCACTCCGATAAAATCCAGCACTCGGCCATAGCCGAGACCCTTTTCATTGGGCTTCCACAACCCGTCCGCGGGGTCAAACTCCCCGCCGCCGATGCAAAAGTTATAGTGCTTCGGGTGCGTGTGCTTCATGCGCTCGAAGCGGTTTTCACCCTTTTCAAGGTGCGCCCCGAAACCGCAGAACATGCACCCTGTCCTCTGACATCCCGTGCAGTGCAGCGGCTTTTCGATGAGCGTTGACGGATAATCATTTCCCCCGTCGCTCGCCACGATGTCGCCGTATACGCTGCAATACGGGATGTTTTCGTCCTTTAGGAACGCAAGCACGTCCTGATCTGTCCAGAAGCTCATTGGCTTGCTCATGGGGCGCTTGCCGTCAAAGGCGTTGCAGCCCGTGCGCTTCCACTCTTTTTCTCGCTGCTGGCTCTCGCTCGCCATCATCGCGGTAAATGGCACACATCCGCTCGTAGCTTCGTATCGCTTGGCGGGTGCTTTTTTCATCACGTCGCAGCATTGCTCGCTAATGCGGAACGGCGCATCCTTGAGATAATGCCACTTGTCCGCCAGTTTCATCGTCGAGCAGTAAACGCCCTTCCGGTTGTATCCGGTCAGATACAGATTGACCGTTGCATCGTTCTGCCCGTGCGCGTTTTGTAAATCGCGGATAAAGCGCGCCTGTTTTTTGCCGATGACGGGATACCCGTGCTTTGCTATGACCTGCCGAATGTTGAGCTTTGGCCTCAGCCGCACGAGCTGCACCTTGATCCGCGGGAACTTCCTTTGCAGCCAGTCGGCGTCCTCATTGACGAACTTCTGAATCTCTGGATATTCCAGCCCCGTGTTAACAAACACCAGATTCAGCTCCCACGGCGGCTCCCTGAAACTCGACAGGTAACGCGCCGCCAAGTATGCCAGCACCGTGCTATCCTTCCCGCCTGAAAATGACACATAGCACTTTCCGTTCCACGCGGTGTACCATTGATCGATCTTCTCATAGCTCAATATTTCCTTGTCCTGCAAATCAAGGGCTAAAAGCTGTTTCGCCGTCTCTCTTGGAATTGGCTGATTGCTATACCCTTCCATCGCGTCCCTCGCATTCCCCAAACAGCTCCCGGAACGTCATGCCCGTCAAATCTTCCAGCGCGAGCAGCAACCGCACCGTTGTATCGCGGTCGCCACGCACCCACGCCGACACCGTAAACTGCGACGTGCCGAGGGATTGCGCCAGTTCGGTCTGGTTATAGTTCGTCTTTTCCAACGCCTCCTTGAGCGCCGGATAGGCGCAGAACTCAAACGGCGTTTTCGGTCTCGCGATTTTGCTCATGCGTGCACCTCCCCGAAATATTCCTTGTATTCTCGGTTGCTCCAACGTGTCCAAACGCCAACATACCAAGATTTTCCGGCAGGGTTCTTCTGCGATTTCGCGACTGCATGCGATACCGTGGAAAGCGACGTGCCGCATAGACGGGCTAACTCGCTTGGCGAATCTGCCACACATACAGGAATCCCGGCGTGATTCCAATCGAGTTTCATGTAGATGCGTTTTGAGATCATTCCACACCGCCCGTCTCGCCGAGCAGCGTCCCGACAGTCACACCCAGCGCTTCGGCAATGTACTGATACGTTAGCAGGAAGCTCATACACTTGCCGGTCTCAAGGTTTCGGATGCTGTTGCGCGATACGCCCGACTTTTCAGCCAGTTTCTTCACGCCAAGCCCCGCATGATTCTCCATTTGCGGATGTTTGCGCCGACTTCCTCCGGCGACAGCATCCCATCCTTTGACGGTGGAGATTCCGCCAAAATATCGCTTACGGGAATATTCAGCGCTTCGCCGATCTTGTACAGCGCCGATAGCTTCGGATAGCCCGCGCCCTTTTCAATCTTGGCAATGGTTGACTGTTCTGTGCCCATCATATCGGCCAGCCGGAACTGGCTGATGCGGCGCACTTCACGAATATTCTTGAGCCGTTCGCCCAACTCTTTTTCTGTCAACATCTTTTCTTGCTCCCTTTTATTTCAGATTTTTCAGCCGCTTTTGCTTAAAACTGCGCGCCGTGCGGAAGTCGTCTCCCGCTCGATATGCTTCTTTCTGCGCCTTGCGGCTCTCTTCGCATTTGGCTTTGTCTGCCGCATAGTACGGGCAATGGCTTTGACAGCCCGGATGCCTCACAGGCGGCTTGCAGATGTGGCAATGCTCAAATGCTGTCATCTCACACCTCGCGGATCGTGATGCCGAACTTGTCCTGCATCAGCTTCTTTTTCAGCAGGTAGTCTTTCGTTTTCGCGCCCTTTGCGTCCTCGACCTCGCGCAGCCAATACACCGTGCCGTTGCGGTCTGGCTCGGTCGCCCGCTCGTAAACAAAGTCCGCTCGGTAACCCATTGGCTTGATGCGTTTGCCCTCGATGGTCGTGTAGCCCTCCACGAGGGTGAAATTTGCTTGCAGCCGCAGGTCGCGGATTTTGCCCATCGCACGCAGCACTTTCAGCTCGCCGAACCGCGCCGCCTCACGCTCGGAATCGAACTTGATTCCATCGCGCACGACCTTGCGGTTGCCGTACTTGCTTTTCTTCGGCTTTTGCGTGCCTGCCAGCTTGTCAAGCACCTGCTTCTGCGCCTGCGGCCCCAGCCTCGCGAGGTCAGCTGATGTCAGCGCCATCGTGTGCCTCCTCCTTGCTGTCCGAGGGGTCGTCCCGCAGGCCGACCGCAATATGCATCACGTTCTTCTCATCGACGCGCTGGTGAATCTCGTATTCCCCAAGCAGCGGGTTCACCTTCGGCCTTTCGAGGTGGAGCGCCTTCATGCGTGGGATATCTTCTCCCGTGTCGGGGTCCTTCACTGCCTCGCCGTAGGCAAGCGCGATCTGGATAATCCAAGCGTCAAACGCCATGCGCAGTTGGTTCAGCCCTTTTATACCCTCGTGCAGCTTCGCATTCGCTTTCATCAGCTCGCCGACTTTTTTCTGATATCTGCCGAGCTCGTGCTCAAGCCGTTTTACCTTGTCTCTGTTTCTTTCGCTCATCGGTTCTCCGTCCTTTCGTAGTGCAGCGTCAGTGCCCGGGCGATCGGGCAGTGTCGCCATTCTTCGTTGGCGCAGTAGCGCCGCGTATATTCGTCCAGCTCTTCTTTCGGCAGTTTGACTTGGGCGCCCTCGCAGTTGAGATAGTCGCGGTAGTCCCGCGAGTAAAACGGGCACTTGAAAATGCCCCCGCGATACCCGCTCACGGCGCACCGCCTGCCAACACCGATTTGACGTGCCTCATGCGCTGATTTGCCTTGTCGCGTCTCATGCTATCGCCCTTGAATACCAGTGGCGTGCACATCTCGAGGATGCGGTCATAGATGCGCTGATAGGTCATGTCTTTCGGCCTGCACATCTCGTCAAGCGTCAGGTTTGTAGTGACGATCAGCGGTTTTTTTGCCTTATATCGCTCGTCAATGACCGTGTAAACCGTCTCCATTGCGTACTCGCTGCTGCGCTCTGCGCCGAGATCGTCAATTACCAGCAACGGGTAGTATCGCACCTGCTCGATAATCTCCTGCTTGTCGTAACCCGCGTTGAGGATTCGTGGGAAGCTCGTAATCATCGCCGGAATGCCGCGGTCAATCAGCTCGTTAGCGATGCACGCCGACGCGAAGGTCTTGCCGTTGCCGGTGTTCCCCCACAGCAGAAGCCCATTGTTCTCGCGCCGCATATCGTCCCACGCGTTGGCATAGCGCTTGCATTTGACGATCTCGTCACTCATCGTCGCCTTGTCGAACCGGCACGCCGTCAGGCTCTTGTCGCGGATTCCGTCAGCGCGCAGCGTTTCGATGCGCAACCGCTTCTCGCGGTCAGCTCGAGCTTTTTTCTCGGCCTCGTATTCTCGCGCCGCGCAAGCGCACTGACAGCCGACAAGCCGGATACCCCCGCCGATGGGGATGCGGCACTGCTTCGGCGTGTTGCAATGGCCGCAGTACAGCAGCCCGTCTTTCTCGTAGTCGACCAGATCGCGCACAGGCTCAGCCTTTTTCGCGATGCTGTCGATCAATGCGTCAACGTTCATAGGCTTCCCTCCGTGTTGCCGTAGTCGTAGACAAACGGCTTATTTTGCGGTGCTTTATTACCCCACCGTTCCCACTTCTCCGCATTTCTGCAAGCCGCTTTCCAGTCTTTCATGGGGGTCTTGCCGACCATCCAGCCCTTTGAGGCGTAGAAATCAATAAACCCCTGCGGGTCTACCGGCGAATGGCGTTCAGCCACGTAGGACTGAACCTCTGCGAGTGTGGGGGGCGTGAAGCGCTTCGCGCGCGAAATACTCTCGTCTTTGTCTTTGTCTTTGTCTTTGTCTTTGTCTTTGTCTTTGTCTTTGTCATAGCTTGATTTGCTTGGCAAATTTGGCATTTGCTTGTTTTGATTGGCAAATTTGGCATTTGCTTGTTTTGCTTCTGCCCCTGTTTTTCCTGCGCGGCTTCTTGCTTCGGATAATTCCACCATCGAAGCGGTGTCTCTATCGATTTGCGCCCTCATCATCGGGAATAAGAACCGTTCGTTCCCGCAAAGCTGCGGGGCTTCGCCCGTCCTTGCATACTCTAACAAGGAAGTGAAAAGCCGCCCCCTCTCTGCGTCATCGAGTGGCCCTATCGCGTCTAAATAATCGACAAACACCTTAATATAGGTTATATCCGGCATAAGCTCACTCCTTACAAGGGAATAAGCAAACGTTCAAATCGTGCTGCCAAATAATGCGGCAAATTGTTTCCATTTCAGCCTGAGTAAGCCCGTTAACGGAAATTGAATCAGTATCAGGATCATTCACATCTAAAAAATTATCGCTATCGAAAATTAAAACGTCATATCTCATCTCTACGCCTCCATCAAAACGGCAGCTCGCCGTCGTCCTCGCTGACCTCTGCAAAGCCGCCTGCGGTGCTCTCTGCGGCGTATTTCGGTGCGGCAGTATTGTTGCCCTCCGAGCGCCTGTTGTCTGCGAAATACACGTTGTCAGCCTGCACCTCGTAGCTCCTGCGCTTGTTTCCGTTCTTGTCCGTCCAGTCGCGCATCTGCAAGCGCCCCTCGACGGCGATGAGCCGACCGCGCCCAGCGTAGTTGCAGAGCACCTCCGCCGTGCCGCGCCATGCGACAACGTCGATCCAGTCCGTGCCGCCCTCTTTGCCGTTGCGATCAACGGCAAGAGGGAACGACACAACGGATACCCCGCTGTTCGTCTTTTTTAGCTCCAAGTCGCGCCCGATGCGTCCCATCAGGCACACGCGATTCATGCTCACTGTGCGTCACCGTCGCTTTCGATGACCTCGCCGGTCGTCTCGTCCACGGTGAAGTTCTCCGCCTCGATGACCGTGTCATCGCTCACGGAATACATGTCCTCGCTGATCTTCGTTTTGATGGTCTCGTCCTGCGCCACCGCGCGAACAAAGTCGCTCTTGAGCGGCGCATACTTGAGCACGCGCTTAGATCGGAAGAG